ATTGTGATATAATGGAGTGAAAGGGTGCGATATGTGCGAGATATCGTATCTTGAGAATAGCATATTGCATCCTATATCCTGCATGGAAGGTACTCGCACTACTTTTCATAGCAGGATTTTTATTTGCAGGAGGTAAAAAATGACAAAAAACGAAAGGAATGAAGAAATCAGACGGATGTATGAAGAGGGGATTTCACAGACTGAAATAGGAGAAAAGTTTGGACTTTCCCAGCAAAGGGTTTATCAGATCATAAATGGCATACAGACAATGAAGCTTCCTGAAGGATGTGGGGATATGTCCGATTATGACAAGTGGGACGATAATGCCTGTATGAACCTTGCTATGACGGTAGCTCGTGTACAGGGTAGAGAATATGTACGCCTTTACAGGATGAGCAAGAATACCCATTTACCTAAGTCATCACATGAGGGAATACTTGCAGAAATGGCTTATCTTGAGAAGTTTTTTAAGAAGGGATTTTTAGGATGCATAATTGATGGTGAAACATTTATCAATCAGCTTAAATATACTGTCGATTCGCTGGAAAGGAGAAAATAAATATGTTGAGAGGAATGTTAAGCTTATTGGTTACAGCATCGGTTGTGCTTAATCCGATAGAGGATCATCAGCCACAGTTTGAGCTGAAGCGTACTACGGTGTATTGCTGCGGAGAGGTAACAGCAACAGGCAGGAATGTTCGGTATGGATATGTGGCATATATGCCGGAATATTATCACAAGACCTGCATCCTTTATACACAGGATATGGATTATATCGGAATATTTGAATGTGAAGATACGGGAGGTGATTTTGTAAAAAGTGGTAAACGTATAGATGTGTACTGTCCGTCCCTGGAGGCTTGCAATGAGTGGATAGAGCAGTATGGAGATTATTGCTATGTACAGTGGGTAGATGCGGAGGGATGAAATGAATTGCAACGATTATATATTACAAGAATTTGTGGATGGATTAAAAAAAATGCCTAAACAAGAACAGACGGATATGATTAAAAATTTGATTTTAAGTGATGAACGGCTTATGTTGCTGTTATTTTTAGATTATAAAATGAAAATAGCAGAAAGCGAGGATAAGGAATGACAGAGAATGAAAGAAAATCAATGATGATACTTGCAGACACCATCGAGGGAGAAATCAATAGAATGTGCGTTACAAATGAGTTGGCAGAGTTTGACACTATGTACGGACATGCAAAAAGAAACCTTGATAAGTTGTCAAAGATGATATATGACGATAGATTCAAGGCAGAAAGGGGCGATAAGGAATGAATACAGATTGCGTTAATTGCAAACACGCAAGATTATGGACAGATAAAGAACAGTTTGAATACATTGAAAAAATGTATAACAGTTTAGGTCGTATGCCTTGCAGAGCAGACCATTATATCTGTGACAAGATACCAAAGGGTGCAGAGTGGAAAGAGGACGGAAATACATACACCTACGACGGATATAGTCTCGACGGAGAGAATTATGATGAAGTATTCCATTGTTTTGAGCCACAGGAAAGCGAGGATAAGGAATGACAAGAGAAGAAAAGCAAAAAGCTATAGATACTTTAAAAATATCAGCACCAGTTAGGGCTATGACACAGGAAGAATTTAATGATTACATTCAGACCATCAATCAAATAATGGATTGGTTAGAACAAGAGCCCTGCGAGAAAATACAGATGGTTGATAAATCGAATTTCAGCCAAGAACAATACAGAGCAGATTTACAAAGTGCCTATGATTGCGGAAAAGCAAGTGTTGCTCCTTGTGAAGATGCGATCAGTAGGCAGGCGATGCTTGATGGACTTGCAAGAATAGCAAAGGCAAAAGCGAGGAGCGATGCGCAGAAATCATTGATGGGCAGAGTTATGTTCTTTACGGAACATTTGCCATCCGTCACACCACAGCAGAAACGGGGGACGTGGATAACAAGCTCCCACGGATTTCCACCAGAGCCAACAACAGTTTGTTCAGAGTGTGGTTTCGATAGAGATTTTTATGTTAGCTCCAGAGGTTTTGACAAAATAAAGTATTGTCCTAATTGCGGAGCAAAGATGGCAGAAAGTGAGGTGAAAGAATGACAATTGATGAAGCAATCGAAATGTATACAAGTAATGCTGAGTATGAACGAACTCATGGAAGTTTACAGGGCTGTAAGAATTTTAAACAGTTTGCTGAGTGGCTGAAAGAGCTGAAAGCGTATAAGGAGCAGGGTGAGGATTGCATCAGCAGACAGGCGGTAATAGATGGTATTAACGAATATTTTCATGATGAATATTATCAAAGAACATCTATACAAGATTGCAGGGATTGTCTTATTAAAGATGTGATAAAGGATATACCACCCGTTACACCACAGCAGAAGATGGGGCATTGTAAGGATTGTAAATTCTTTGAATATGATAGTGTAGCAAAAGTGAATGGAATACCCTTGATCGTAGCTCACGAAATATGCTCAAGGTGGGGTGATGGGTGCAAAACCAAAGAGGATGGGTATTGTTTCCTGTTTGAACCAAAGATGCAGGAGGTGAACGGCTGATGGATGATAAACGTTTTCAGGCTAAGTTAGCGGAGCTGGATTGTAAAGATTGTAAGACAGAAGTAAGAAATGAACCCTCAGCGATATCTAAGGACGATTTGTCAAAGTCGTTTATGTTGGGCTTGGCTTTGGGATTCGGTGAAACGCATGACGAGATGGACTCAATAAAGAAAGCAATCAAACAGACTTTTACACCGGTGCAGGAAATAAGAGCAGAGATAGAGAAGCATTGCGGTTTAATAAAAGAAGATCATTGTAAATTTTGTTCATCTTGTCACTGCTTGATGGGAGTTAGGGAGATACTGGAGATTTTGGATAAGTATAATGATAAAAAGGAGGGAATAGATAGCATCAAGTAAGCTTAAGCATATACAGGAATGCGAAAATAAGCAGTTAATAGATGAATTATCAAAGATGCCCGATGTGTGACAAAAAAAGTGCGAAAGAGAAGCGGATGACTGTGATGTAAAGATATATTTGAAAAATAAGGCAAAAAGTAGGAGGTGAGTCCAATTAAACATTACGGTGACATAACGAAAATTAAGGGATCTGATGTTCCTATAGTGGACATTGTTACCGGGGGTAGTCCCTGTCAGGATTTGTCGGTTGCTGGAAAACGTGCAGGGCTTGCAGGCGAACGATCAGGCTTATTCATGGAACAGATCAGAATCATAAAGGAGATGAGAGAACATGACAGAAGAGTTAATGGAAGGACAGATCAGCATATTCGACCTCGATATATGGTCTGGGAGAACGTCCCCGGAGCATTCAGCTCCAACAAAGGAGAAGATTTCAGAGCCGTCCTTGAAGAAACCGCAAAAGTGGCAGAAGGGGATGCCTGCATACCTAGATTTGAGGGGGGGGCGCTGGCCATCAGCAGGATGCATCATGGGAGATGGGTGGAGCATTGCTTGGAGAGTACACGATGCACAGTTTTGGGGAGTCCCCCAACGCCGTAAGAGAATCGCGCTTGTCGCAGATTTTGGAGGCAGCACCGCACCCGAAATACTGTTTGAGCGCAAAGGCGTGTCTGGGGATATTGAGGAGAGCGGAGAAACGGGGGAAGGTGCTGCCACCGATGTTAGATCAGGCATTGAGGAGACAGGCAGGGCTATCAGTTTTCAAGAACGAGCTGGAAAGCCAGGGGGGGGGCAAAGGAATCCTGATACAGAATGAACACGTAGGATGCCTGTCAACTCTGAATAATCAGAGCGTTTGTGCGTTCGAGCCGGGTGCTGCTTCTCGATTAGGTGGTTATTGTTGGGAGGATAAAGCGGGCACTTTACGGGCAAATGCCGGGGATAATCAGCAGGCGGTTGTTTATGGCATATCTGCTTACGATAGCAATGCGATGAAGTCCGGCAATCCGAATAGTGGGATATACGAAGCGGAAACTGCACGGACACTTGATCTGAATGGTGGTTCTCCTGCTTGCAATCAGGGGGGTATGGCGGTGGTTTGCCTTGAGGGTAACGGCTCCCGTCCATCCCACAAAGGCGATGGATATGCCGAGAGTGATACGATGTACACGCTGAACAGTACGGAGCATCATGCGGTATGTATCGAAAACCATCCTGCCGACAGCCGTGTGAAGGTGTCTGAAGATGGCATGGTACAGACTTTATCCTCCCGGATGGGAACGGGTGGAGGTAATGTGCCGCTTGTGATGGAAAGCATAAACGGTGAGATTTCAGGCACATTAGATGCATCTTACTATAAGGGCTGTGGTGAGCGACAGGGAGTGGAACGTGAGGTGGTATGCGTTGGCAATGGTCAGTTGGCACAGGCAAGGATATCTGATAAGGTGGGGGCTTTAAATTGTATGCACGACCAACAGGCGGTCATTACATATGGTCTTGACCGTGCATCGTATAACCAGGGCATGAATGCACAATATGATTTTAGGGTTGAGGAAGAAAAAATCGGTACACAGGTTGCAAAGGGTCCGGGTGCGGTATGTCAGAGCGTTGTACGCCGTCTTACACCGATGGAATGCGAACGCCTGCAAGATTTCCCTGACCATTGGACTGATATAGGCGAATGGACAGACAGCAAAGGCAAAAAGCACAAGGATGCGGACAGCCCGAGATACAAGGCTTTAGGCAATTCCATAGCATTGCCGTTCTGGTCATGGATGGCAGAGCGTATGGTGGCATATCTGGGAGAAGAGCCTACAATGGCAAGCCTATTTTCGGGTATCGGTGGTTTTGAGTTGGTATTTGCAAGGGTAGGGTGTAAGCCAATTTGGAATAGTGAAATTGAATCTTATCCAGAAGCAGTTACAAGGGTTCATTTTGGCGATGATGAAAGAGGGATAAAAGGTGATTATGAAAAATATCTGTGAGTGGAGAGATTGTGCGATATTTCTCGATTTTCTAATTAACATTTATTGACATTTATGGCGTTAGGTGGTAGTCTGTTAAGAAGAAAATAACAGAAGGGAGGTGAAAATATGGCAATAGAAAAAGGCTTTAATCTGATTGAAGCGGCTGATCTACTTGGAATCAAAGTGCGTACTGCAAGACAGTGGGCGCAAACCGGGAAAATGAAAGCAAATAAAATTCCCGGTTCGGAACGATGGATAGTGATGGAGTCGGAGATAAAGAGATTACAAGGAGTTCAGAATGACAAGAAATGAGCTAGAAAAAACATACACTAGGTTTCCAGCCGAATTAAAAAAGCTGAAACAGTTCGTGTGTTGGGTAGGATCCGATAAAATTCCTAAAAATCCCTATACGGGGAATAACGCGCAGAGTAACAATGCCGACACCTGGGGAACGTTTGAGCAGGCGTTGGATGCCTGTGTTAAATATAACTTTGATGGAATCGGCTTCATGTTTGCGCCACCCTTTTTCGGCGTTGATCTTGACCATTGCCTTGACAATGTAGACTTTGTGGATGAGTTCGTGGAGACTCTGCAAAGCTACACAGAGATAAGCAAGAGCGGAACGGGAATACATATTATTTGCAAAGGCAAGCTCCCTGATGGTGCAAGGCGCAGGGGCGGTGTTGAGATGTATTCATCCGGCAGATACTTTATCTGCACGGGCAATGTTTACAACGATAACTATCTTACGGTAAGGGATTGCACAGAATCTATTAAGGTTCTGCATTCCAAATATCTTCCCACACTTGTGCCGAAAGCTGAAACAAGTAACAGGCAGGCCGTGGTTGATCTTGATGATGCGGAAGTTATCGACAAAGCAAGAAACTGTAAAACAGGATACCTGTTTGCGGCTCTTTATGAGGGTAATTGGCAGGGAGCTTTCCCGTCACAATCTGAAGCTGATCTTGCATTTTGTAATCAGCTTGCGTTCTGGACTGGGCGGAACGAAGCACAGATGGACAGGATATTCCGTAGCAGCGGCTTGATGCGTCCCAAATGGGATAAAAAGCGTGGAGCAGAGACCTATGGCAACATAACTATTGGCAAGGCTTGCGCGGCGTGTACAGAGGTCTATGAGCCTGGGAAGTATTCAGACGATGCTTCTCTTGCCATAGCTTTTTTCAGGGGCAAATCGGGGCAGTCTAGTGCTGTGACGGCTGAAAAAAAAACCTATGACATGACTGATACGGGCAATGCACATCGTATGTATGACAAGTTCGGTAAGGTGATCCGTTATTCCTACAACCGAAAAAAGTGGTATTTCTGGACAGGAAAGCAATGGATTCTTGACGAGATGGGCGAGGTCAAAAAACTTGCTGATGATATCTGCGAGGATCTAAAGAAAGAAGCGTGGAATATCCAGGATGAGGATGTACAGGAGCAGGCTTTTAAGTTTGCGAAAACAACGGCCAACACCACACGCAAGGAAGCGATGGTGAAGGAAGCACAGCATCTTAATGATATCCCTGCTGCCCCGGAGGATTTTGATGCTTACACAGATTATCTTAACTGCCAGAACGGCATTATCAATCTGCGGAACGGGGAACTGATGCCACATGATCCTAATTTTATGATGACAAAAATTTGCAACTGTGAATATGATGTGCGCAAGGGTAAACCAGTAAGGTGGTTACAATTCCTTGACGAGATAACTGATGGAGATAAAGAGCTTGTGGAATACATTCAGCGTTCTGTGGGATATTCGATATCAGGCAGTAACAGAGAGCAATGTGCATATTTTCTGTATGGCATGGGAAACAATGGCAAAAGTACATTCCTTGATACGATTGCGGATATGATGGGATCGTATGCAAGCAATGTTCAGCCGGACACGCTTATGCTTCAAAGCCGTTTAGGAAGTTCAGGCGGTGGTGCGAATTCAGATATTGCAAGGTTAAAATCTGCAAGATTCGTAACCTGTGAAGAACCGACAGAAGGAGTAAGGCTTAATGAGGGGTTGTTAAAACAGCTTACAGGTGGGAGTAAGGTCACTTGTAGGTTTTTATACGGTGATGAGTTTGAGTATACGCCTGAATTTAAAATCTGGGTAGCGACAAATCACAAACCTACTATTCGAGGTACGGACTTCGGAATATGGAGGCGTATTAAGCTGATACCGTTTGAAGTCAATATTCCAAAAGATAAGGTAGATAAAAACCTTAAATACAAGCTGAGGAAAGAATTTCCACAAATTCTTGCGTGGGCGGTTGAGGGCTGTATTAAGTGGCAAAAAGATGGTTTACATGAGCCTGAATGTGTGCTTGAGGCCACAAAAGATTATAAACAAGAAATGGATTTGATAGCAGGATTTGTTGAGCAATGCGTGATTATCGACTATGCCATGGCTGAAAAGATACAGGCTTCAGATTTATTCGGCATATATTCTAAATGGGCGAAAGCCAACAATGAATATGAAATGAGCAGTAAAAAGTTTTTTATGGAAGTAGCAAAAAAGCTTCCTGAAAAAGGGAGAAACGGCAAAGGAATTTTTTACGGCAAAATCCGACTTACAGAATATGCACAGGAATTGATCGGTCATCAGTATCGTATAGATGAATTTAAATAGGAGGGCATAATGAGGATAGATATTAAATATCATGCAGATATAGACAAAATAGAGAAATACCAGAATGGAGATTGGATTGATCTTAGAGCCGCGGAAGATGTGGAGCTTAAAAAGGGAGAGCTTAAGTATATAAGGCTGGGGGTGTCTATGCGGCTCCCGTCCGGGTATGAGGCAATAGTTGCTCCGAGATCATCAACACCTAAAACTTTTGGTGTTATATGCGCAAACAGTATCGGGATCATAGATGAATCATACTGTGGGGATGATGATGAGTGGATGTTTCCGGCATATGCCATTAGAGATACAGAGATCCACAAGAATGACAGGATATGTCAGTTCAGACTGCTTAAGCACCAGACCTGGGCGGAGTTTTATGAAGTTGATCGTTTAGATGGCCCGAACAGAGGCGGCTTCGGCAGTACGGGGAGGAATTGATATGAAAAAAATGTGTGTGATATTCAATGTGAACGATGATGCCGATCTTAGCAAGGTGACTTTGATGTTTAAGGATAAGAATGGGAACAACCCGGATGCAATAATTTATAGAAATCTTAGGGCTGTTAATATTGATGACGGATTTTTAGAGGAAAAAAGAGGGGTAAAGGAATGACACTAGATGAAGCAATAATCCATTGTGAAGAGGTGGCAGAGACAAACGAAAGAATCTGCGCTACAAAATTAAGTGTCGGTCTGCCTGATATTTACAATCACAAAGATGAGGCAAAGAAATGTGCAGACGAACACAGACAACTTGCAAAATGGCTTATAGAGCTGAAGCAGTATAAGGATGCATCAAATCATCCTGAAACTGTAACCGAATTTGCTGACAGATGCCGTGAATGTGGGGCGAAATATGGCAAGTTATTGAAGCAAGAGCCTTGTGACGATGCAATAAGCAGACAGGCTTTGATTGATGCATTGGTAAATGCGACAGACATAGCGGAGAGATGTGGAACAGTTGACAAAGAAGAAAGCAAACGCTATCTGTCAGAGTTTATACGATGGATTAAAGGCTTTCCCCCCGTCATACCACAACAGAGAACAGGGTGGTGGAAAGCATTTACTCATAGTGCATATCACGGTAACGATGAAGATGGTGAACCAATATGGAGAGAAGTAACCGTGTACCATTGTAATCTGTGCAACAGAAGAACAGTAATTAAAGAGAAATATTGTCCATCCTGCGGAGCAAAGATGGAGGAGGTGAAAGAATGACAGATAGAGAAAAAGCCATAGTAATGGCACATACAGGAATATGTATGCTTACCGGTGATAAGTTTCAGATATTTCACAAGTATGTTGAGGATATCATGGGTAGACCAGTATGGACGCATGATATTGGATTTCTTGAAAATGAGATAAAAGAAAAGTCAAAAGATGATTTTATAGCGTTATGTGCGGATGAAGACGGTTCGGAAAAGCTGAACAGGTGGATTCCTGTTAGTGAGAGGTTGCCGGAAGAAGATGGTCAGTATTTGATAACCGTCAAGTATAAACCCGAAGCCGGTTATGAGGATATATACGCTGAACATGGAGAATGGAGAGATGGACGATGGGATATGTTTTGTTTTGGACATTGTGGAGAAGTAGAGGATATTGTCGCATGGATGCCATTACCAGAGCCATACAAGGCAGAAAGTGAGGATAAGGAATGAGTGAATTAATTCGATGTTTACATGGTGATTGTTTGGAACTCATGAAAGATATTCCAGATAAAAGCATCGACATGATTCTTTGTGATTTACCATATGGACTAACTCACTGCGATTGGGATATTCCGATTGATATGGAATCTTTGTGGAATCAGTATAAGCGGATAATAAAAGACCACGGTGCAATCCTGCTGTTTTCAATTCAGCCGTTTACAAGCGATTTGATTCAGAGTAACAGAAAGATGTTTCGATATGAGATTGTTTGGGAAAAAACGCAAAAGACAGGCTTTTACAATGCAAACAAGATGCCGTTAAAAGCACATGAAAACATTTTGCTGTTTTACAAAAAACTCCCAACATACAATCCTCAAAAGTATGTTGTGGAGCGTAAGGACATCGGAAGAGTAAGAAATAAAAAAGCAGATAGATGCGTGTTATATGGTCATGTTAATGCCCAAGACTGGGTGGAGACGGGCGAACGGTATCCGCATGATGTGATTCACTTTTCCAACTGGAATGGTGCATTGTTTGGAAAAACCGACAAAGCAACAAAACATCCGACACAAAAGCCTATCCCTCTTCTGGAATACCTTATAAAGACATACACAAATGAGGGCGATACGGTTTTGGATAACTGCATGGGGAGCGGTTCGACGGGTGTTGCGTGTGTTAATTTAAACCGCAACTTTATCGGCATGGAGTTAAAACGTGAATATTTTGATATATCAAGGGAGAGAATAGACAATGCACGATTTAATCAGCAGACAGGCTGCGATTGATGCGATAGATGCGGCTTGTATGAAGCTTGATATAATCGACAAGTACAAGGCAGAAAGTGAGGAGAAGGAATGAGCAGAAAAATAACAATGCCGAAATGCCCATACTGCGGCAAAGAAAAAGAATATCGAGTTGGTGATTATGACACATCAAAGTTAGTATCAATGGCAATAGGTACGGGCGGTAATGATGTAACCATTAGATGTACGGAATGTGATAAGGATTACAAGGTCAGTTGTAGTATTAGATATTATGGCAGAAAGTGAGGTTAAGGAATGAGCAAGTTAGAGGAAACAAATTTGTTGATAGAATTCATGACTAAGTTAAAAGAATCGAATCTTAATGTTGATAATACAGCAGTGTTATTAGATATAGCAAAATCATTGGCTATGATAGCAGATAAGTTGTGTGGGTCAGAAAGCGAGGGATAGATCAATGAAGATGGTAATTGATATAGACGAAGATACATATAAATATATGCAGTCAAGATGTCAGTATCAAAATAAAGGTGACAAAGGATTAAGTAAATTTGAGAAAGTAGGAGTGGCGATTAAAAATGGCATACCATTACCCAAAGGACATGGAAAAATAATTGATTATGGATATGTTGTGGATGCAATAGACGATTGGGTAAACGCGGAAGAATACAGATATACTAATGCAACTGATTATTTGAGAAAACGTGTCGCAAATACACCAACAATCATAGAAGCAGATAAGGAGGTGCAGGAATGATATTTGAAATAGGTAAAACATATCAACATAATACAGGTAAAAGAATGACTATAATAGGGCGTTTGAAAACACATTTATGGGGAGAATGTCTTATCGGTGAAACTGATACTGGGGAATTAGTACCTGTTGGAGAGCAAGAAGAAAATGCTATAAACTGGGCAGAAAGTGAGGATAAGGCATGACAATAGAATTTCATCATGGCGCATTAGCAGACAGTTACGAAAAACAGGCAAACAAACAGGGCTTTACATATGGCAGGAAAGCTGAATGGGTACAGAATGTTGGCTTCGGTCTTGTGTGCGCTTATATACATGGCTGTATCACAGATAGTGAGTATGACAAGATCCTGCGGAGATTCCAGCAGAAGATTCTTATGAATCCGAGATTTTTAAAACGGCTTGAAAGTGAGAAATGAATTAAACTTTTTCACCTCAAAAAGTTTAATTCATTTTCAAAAACCTATCGAATTAAGACTGAATCAGAAATGAATTAAAGCGGAAAAGGTGAGGGAAAATGAATATAACAACTTACAGAATTAAACAATATAATTCAACTTTCAAAACTGTTATATGTGTTGATGATAAACCAATATGTATAGTGGCGGGAGTTGGCAAAACAGTATCAAACATTATTGCTTATCTTAATGGCTATGATGTAGCTATATCAGATGGTAGGATTAAAAAGATTCTTGATACATGCAAGGAAGAAAGCGAGGTATAACAATGAAAACAAATAAAATAGCAATGCTCGGTATAGGGATGGCGTTGTATGTTGTTCTCGGATTTACGATAAAGATGCCACTTGTTGCACATATTCAGACAGATTTAGGATACATTGCTTTCGGTTGTTTCCTGTATCTGATAGGGTGGCATGCGTGTATAGTGGGAGTTGTAGGTTGTCTCCTTGAAAGCCTGATATTTTCAGGATGGGTACCGATTGGATGGATGATAGGGCAACTTGCCATAGGGATAATCTGTGGGATTGTGTATAAAAAGACCAACAGCATTCTTATCCATGTGGCAACAACAATCATTGCGGTATTTATTGGCGTGGCAATCATAAAGACGGGAATTGAATGTGCGCTTTACGGCATACCTCTTATGATTAAGTTTCCCAAGAATCTGATTGCATTCGTGGCAGATGTCATTCCCATGATAACAGGGTATTTTGTTGCGAAACGTCTTTACCCATATTATGAAAAAGTAGAAAGTGAGGAATAAATATGGAAGATATAGAAGTGGTAATCAGAATACCGAAAGAAACATATAACTACATAAAAAAACAAGTAGCAGAAGGAATCGACAATCCCTTAAAAGTATATATTGCAAATGGTACACCTCTCCCTAAAGGGCATGGGCGGCTATTGGATGAAAAAGAGATCCTTGCTCCTGAGAAGCATGATGGCGGTTGGTATGATTTGACTGATATGCCTGAATATATTGCTGGGGTGCCAACAATCATAGAAGCAGATAAGGAGGTAGATAGAAAATGAGAAAATGTAATGTATGTGGCAGGAGGTTTAGACTCCTTGCAAAGAACAGATATGAAATAATGAGGGTTCCTGTCGGACTCAATCGTTTAACCGAAGAAACTATGTACTACAATGCTTTTGATTGTCCCTATTGTGGTTGCCAGAATATCGCTGGAGTTGTTGAAAAAGCAAGGGTTGTAGAAGAAACAAAGGAAAGTGAGGAATAGCTATGGCAGATTATCATGTGGGGTGTGGAATAGCCGGAATATATGCTGGAAAACTAAAAAAGAGCGGTGACGAGTGGCTTGATAAGTCAGATGTAACAAAAGAAGCTTTGAATTCTGTTTTCGATTTTCTGTATAGCCACGAAAAAGAAGTTAGAGCAACCATTGGAGGGAAGAGATATGTCATGCAAGTAGTGCCGATTGAAGAAAGTGAGGAAGTATGAGCATTCTTATTAAAACAATGACGAACTTACCAGAATATTGCTATGACTGCCCTTGCCATGATGGGGAAAGTGGCTATTGTCAAGCGGATAAAGAACATAGATATTCAGTTTATCGCCCTTTTTGGTGTCCTTTAGTAAAGATAAGTATGGAGCAGCCAAATATTGAAGACATGCTTTCAGTTCTTGACCGTTCTATGGAATGTATTTTGGAATCGGACCATAGATCCTTTGCAAATCCGGAGACTGAAACCGGCTGGATATTTGACCATATAATAGCGTGGCGCAAAATGATCCAACCGTATATAAAGGAGGAAGGTTAAGATGCAGATGATTATTGATATTGTAATAGATTTGCTGATTTGTTTTTGTGGCTTTGGGCTTGGATATAAAAAGGGATGGAAAGATAAGGAGAGCGAAGATGCTTGAACCTCTAAAAACAGTAAAAGAGCTGATAGATCTGTCAGGGCTTACAAGGTCGGAGATATCACGCAGGACAGGTATAGCTGTAAAAAACTTATGTGAATATTATCACGGGAAGTGGGAGCCCCGGTGGCATAATTATTCGCTTATATATGATGCGGTAAGAAAGGAGCTGTCGGATGAATCCTGAGAAGTTACCGGGATTCGGTTATTTATGAAATAGTGAAAAAACAATAAAATCCGTTGACATTTATTTCTATTAGTGGGTATCGAGGAGTACAGGAACTGAATACCATTTTTAGGAGGATAAAAATATGGAATACGCAAAGTTTTATAACCTTGATGATTACACAGTATTAAATGGTGACTTTGAAGTGATCGGCAAATTCAAGTACACAAATGAGGTGGAAGGACTTACTGAGGTTACTAAAGACAAGTTCAAAGCATCGCTCCACCTTATGAGCGACAGCGACAGGAACGATAAGGGCTTTTTCGTGATAACAAATGAGATCCCTTTAGAAGCCCTGGAGGCAGCTTCAGCTAGACTGTACAGGTCAGCGTATAAAAGAGGGAGGAGGTAAACGCATGAAGAAGACGGAAAATGAGTGTGTGGGATGTCCGGAGAGATTATGCGGTTCTGACTGTCCGTGCAGAAACGTTACCAGGTACTATTGTGATAATTGTGGAGAAGAGCTTGAGCCGGATGAACTATATGATTATGACGGAGAGATGCTTTGCAGGGATTGCCTGCTCAGCAATTTCAAGACCATAAGGGAGGTAGAGAGATGAAAAGAATAATTCCGGCTGATATATATCTTGGCTTACCATGCAGCGTGGTAGCAGTAGGGTGCGCTTTGGGGGCAGATGATCTGAATGCTCTGGCAGGGCTTGTAAGCGATGATTTACACGATGATGGATATTTGTCCCTTGACGGCATGAACCGTCTTATCAGGGCAAATCAGAAGGTAAAAAAGTGTGAGTATTTTAAGCGGGGGCAAAGACCGACTTTACAAGCGTGGGCAAATACACATGCAGGGCAGAGAGCTGTTATCTGCCTATATGGGCATTTTATCTACTTTGACGGGACGGATTATCATTCATTTTTTTACAATGATTATGACCTGGTGGTGAAAGTATGGTATCTTGAATGACGGGGAGATGAACCAATGCTTTGCAAGATTAAAGAAATAAAAAGGGTTGCAGTATAAGATTCCAAGATTATAAATGCTGATTTTCTGTATAAAATATGGTATAATGTTATCAGGAATATAAGGCAAGGACAGAGGATAGCTACCTTTTCAATGCCCTAATCATTGATTACTTGCTTTATATATAAAATAACTATTAGGGAGTTGATAACATGGAAAAATGGATTTGTAATAGGTGTGGTAAGGAATTATCCGAGAAGCCGTACAAAAATCAGACTTGTGATTGCGGGGGCAGATTTGCAAGGTTCGCTGTTTGTGAAAAATGTGGTAAATGGTTCAAGAATGAAAAAGGCTACAAGTTCTGCTCTGCTGAATGTGGAAGAGGTAAGCATGACAGAGATGGTAAGATAGAGGTTATCTGTGATTGTTGCGGAAAGACCTTTGTCAGATACAAAAGTGACCGAAAAAGCAAAAAGCATTTTTGTAGTTTAGATTGCAAGCGTGAGTATGAAAAACAAAACAGAGTGGAGCGTACTTGTAAGGAATGTGGAAAAGTTTTCCAGATTCCTAAAAGTGTTGTAAGCGGAAAAACAAACGCAAGTGCAAACTTTTGTTGTCGGGAATGCTATGACAAGTATCTATCTGATTTTAACAGGACAGATACATACAGAGGATTCAAACAGGCTAAAAGGAAATACTTTTCGGGAAAACAGTTTTGTGCTATATGTGGCACAACAGAAAAGATACAAATACATCACATAATCCCATACAGATTGACGCAAGACAACAGCCGGGAAAATCTTATCCCTTTATGCGTGAAACATCATAAAATCATAGAGTATATCGGTTTAGACCTTTTGAAAACTGATATGGATTATAAAAAGATAAAATTTTTGTATAATAATATTTTGAGAGAAAGACAACACATAACCTATATGAAAATCAAGGAAGAGAAAGATGGAAATTCAGTATTTATCACCGAATGATTTAATCCCTTATGGGCATAATTCAAAAAAACATCCTGCGAGTCAAATAAAACTGATCGCTAATAGTATTAAAAGTTTTGATTTTGTTCAACCGATAGTGGTTGATAAAAATAATGTTGTAGTCATTGGACACGGCAGATTGCTTGCCGCCAAGAGGTTGAAATTAAAAGAAGTTCCTGTGACAAAAGTTGAAAATTTATCAGAAGATGAAATAAGAGCGTTGAGATTAGCCGATAATAAGGTATCGGAGAGTGAATACAATTTAGACAATTTGAATTTTGAATTATCTGATATTGATCTTGATATGTCCGACTTTGGCTTTGATCTTAATTTTGATGATGATGAGTCGGACAAAAACAAAGATGATGAAAATGATATCTTCGGGCAGAATATACGATCTGCCTTTACGGCTAATGTATTTGAGAACCAGGAGAGGAGACAGTTTAGCGCGGATAATTATTATGGGATTCCGTCTATGTTTCCTACGCAAACAACAGGAGAGCAGATGCTTCGTTTCTGTGACTGGAATGAAGTTGAGGATCCTGAAAATTACATTGCTCATTTTTACTATGATGACATTAAATTTATGCAGGCATGGAGAAACCCGGATAAGTATGTTGACAAGCTGAGGAAGTTTAAGGCGGTTGTATCGCCTGATTTTTCACTATACACCGATTTCCCCAGATGCTTACAGATATTATCATGCTATCGCAGACAATGGGTTGGAGCGTATTGGGAGAGTTTAGGGCTTGATGTGATTCCTGATGTAGTGTGGGGAGATGAAAAGTCTTTTGATTATTGTTTTTTAGGCATTCCTGAAGGTGGAACGGTAGCTGTGTCCACAGTTGGAGTGGCTAATGATAAATACTGGAACGGGTCTCAAGGTGAGATGTTCCGTGCCGGATATAATGAAATGATAAATCGTCTTGCGCCATCTACTATTCTTTTTTATGGTGATATGATAGAGGGGTTGGATGGTAACATTATTCGGTGTCCATCTTATTATGAACAAAAGAGAGCTTTATTGAACAAGCAGAAGGGAGCTAAAAATGGGAAGAGGTAGTAGTGGATTAGGTGGTGAGGGGCCTTTCGGTGGAGGAATGACAGGTGATAGTACCGGCGCAACGGTTAAATCGTCACATCCTCTTACTGATGCAATAAGCTCTGGTGGTGGTGGATTTGCTAATGAAATCCAAAATACCAGAGATGCTTTTGAACGTGAGTACGGATCAGCAGTAAAAAGGATGAATCTATCCCTTGCTACGTTTAATGAACCCGGTGTTCTGGGTGCATATGGTGGTGATACATTATTCATGAATGAAAAATATGTGGGGAATGCAAATCTCACAGAAGCTATGCAGGCATCCGTAAAAAGCGGTTTCCATCCGAGTATCGGGAATAAGACGGGCGCGGAAGCGGTGGCCGCTCATGAGATTGGGCATCGTCTGGGTGAAATCGCTGCTGCACAGGCAGGTATTTCCGAAAAGGAAATAGTCGCAAGAGCTGGTAAAAAGGTTGGTATCAAAACTGAAAATGTGGCAGGTCATATTTCAGGATATGCAAGAAGCAACTACAGCGAAACTATTGCAGAAGCAAGTTCTGATGTGTTCTGCAATGGCAAAAAAGCATCTAAAGCATCAAGAGCTATTATGGCTGAAGTAAAGTCTATTTTAGGATAAAAGGAGGATCATTATCATGGCAAAAAAATTACCGTCATCATCAGGTTATTTTAACAAGGAAATGCTGGCAATCCTTAAAAAGGGTGAGCAGAAATCGTCCGGCAAGAAAAAGAGTTCCACAGGATCAAAGAAAAAGGGGAAATGATGAAAGATAAGTGGGTCTGTAGTAAGTGTGGATATACCATGCTTGAAAAACCGTCTAAAAATCAGATTTGCAATTTAGACGGTTGTAAAGGTCGTTTTGTAAAGACAGGAGGTATTCTGTGGAGACTGAAAAACTCAAAATTGAGTACGTCAAATTAAGCGAAATTCAACCGTATAAAAATAATGCAAAACTGCATCCCAAGGAACAGATTGAGCAGATTAAAAAATCTATCAAGGAGTTTGGTAATATCGATCCTATCGGCGTTTGGCATGGAGAGATTGTTGAGGGGCATGGTCGGTATATTGCTGCCAAACAGCTCAAACTGGACGAAGTTCCTATTATCCGGCTTGATGGTTTGACCGATGAAGAACGAAAGGCTTATGCGCTTGTGCATAACAAGCTGACCATGAATTCTGATTTTGATGACGACTTGCTTAATATTGAACTTGATGGCATTTTTGATATAGATATGGCAGAGTTCGGTTTTGACCTTAATTTTGAGGATGAAAATGAAGAACCGAATGAGATTGAAGAAGATAATGTCACAGAGGATGTCGATTCTCGTTGTCATATTGGCGATTTATGGCAACTTGGAAACCACAGGCTTATATGTGGAGATTCTACGGATATTGCGGTTATTGATAGGCTTATGGATGGGGTAAAGGCTCATCTGCTTCTGACAGACCCTCCGTATGGAACAACTGCGGTTGAATGGGATTGTGATATAGACCTCAACAAAATGTGGAGCGTTGCAACTTCACGTTCATACGATAATGCAGCTAATGTTATTTTTTCAGCACAGCCGTTTACAACAACAGTTATTAACAGTAATGTAAAAGAGTTCAGATACGAAATAATATGGGTTAAAACGCAAAAAACAGGATTCTATAATGCCAATCGGATGCCGTTAAAAGCACATGAGAACATTCTTGTTTTTTATAGGAAACTACCATCATTTCATCCTCAAAAAATAAAAGTTGAAAGAGATGATATTGGAAGAAGAAGAACAAAAAAAGCAGACAGGTGTGTTCTATATGGACATGTTGAAGCGCAAGATTATGTTGAAGACGGGACAAGATACCCAAGCGATGTTATCGAATTTTCAAATTGGAATGGTGCTTTGTTTGGAAATAACGAAAATGCAACAGTCCACCCAACGCAAAAGCCTATTGAATTGTTATCGTATTTGATAAGAACCTATAGCAATGATAGCGATGTTGTGCTTGACCTTTTCGGCGGTAGTGGTAGCACACTAATAGCCTGTGAACAGTTAAACCGAAAATGCTATATGTGTGAATTAGATGAACATTATTGCGATGTTATCATAAATCGGTGGGAAACATTGACAGGCGAACAAGCCGTACTGTTATCTGATAAGGAGGAAACGTAAATGGGCAGGGGTGCAAGTGGAATAAGTGGTAGTAATGCCTTACAGCCTATTGCCATAAATCCCGATTGGGCATATCAGCCTGATGAAAACACCGATTTAAATGATGTTGTAAAAAATCCGATTCCTTTTGTTGGCGATGGCGAGGATTGGAGGATCGGAAACCTTCTTGAGAATGAAACTATACAGACTTCTTACGATGGAAATGCTGATGTTGATGTTGATAAGATACAGACATTACAGCCTTTTGTCTTAAAATCTGGAATTACAAATTATCAGAGCTTTGATGGCTCTGAAAAGCCGTATGTGTGCGAATTAGATGGTAAATATTATCTATTAGACGGCAATCACAGAGTTGCAAAGGCTAAACTTGATGGAAAGAAAACTGTAAATGTTATATTATCAAAAAGGAGACAGAGATAAGGAGGTGATCTTATGCCGAGAAAACCTACAGGAAATCCGAACGGCAGACCCCAAAAAAAAATTGATCAGACGACTTTTGAAAATCTTTGCAAAATCCAATGTACAGAATCTGAAATTGCTGGGGTTTTCGAGTGTTCGATTGATACTATCAATACATGGTGCAAACGTACGTTCGGTATGACTTTTTCGGATACATATAAAATGTACTCTGACCGAGGGAAAGCAAGCCTTCGCCGGATACAGTTCAAACTTGCAGAACGTAATCCGTCTATGGCTATTTTTCTGGGTAAAAACCTATTAGGACAGACTGATAAGGTTGAGCAGACCGTGATGGAAGTCGAGGATCTGACAAGCCTTGCTGATATGTTAAGGGATGATGGTCCGGCTGAAAGTGAGGGCGAGAATGCCAACAGTAACCCGTCAGACGATTGACTGGAAACCATTTTCACAAAAGCACAAAGACTATATAAAAAGCGCACTCCGTAACAAGATGAATGTTGCGGAGGGCGCTATTCGTAGTGGAAAGACGATTGACCATTGTATAATTGCGGCCATGTATCTTGAGGAATGCCCGGACAAAATACACCTTGCATCAGGGTCTACTTTGGGTAATGCGAAGCTGAATATCGGCGTGTGTAATGGTTTCGGGCTTGAGAATCTGTTCCGTGGGCGCTGTAAGTGGGGGAAATACAAGGATAACGAAGCCCTGTTTATTAAGACACAAACAGGAGACAAAGTGGTTATATTCACAGGTGGCGCTAAAGGTGATGCATATAAGCGCATTCTAGGAAACTCCTATGGTATGTGGATCGCAACCGAAATAAATGAGCATTTTGATTCGGACGATTCCAGGACATCATTTATCAAGGTTGCTTTCGGCAGACAGGTGGCTGCTATTGCTCCATTGGTTTTATGGGACTTAAACCCTTGCAATCCTTCTCACAGGATCTATCGGGAATATATTGATCTTTATAAAACACAGTATGTCGGTGGTTATCAATACCAACATTTCACAATACATGACAATCTATCCATATCAGAAGAACGTAAAGCCGAAATCGAGAGTCAATATGTTAAAGGCTCTATCTGGTATCGAAGAGATATCCTGGGAGAGCGTTGTATTGCAGAGGGGCTTGTGTATCCTATGTGGGAAGATGCCTTTGCAGAACCGCCTTCAGACCTCAATCCCGAAGAGTATTGTGTTTCTATAGATTACGGTACAATGAATGCCTTTGCAGGCTTATTATGGGCAAGGTACGGTAAAATATGGTATGCTATCCGTGAATACTACTACTCCGGCAGAGATAAAGGCAGGCAAAAAACAGATGAAGATTATGGCAAAGATATTGATACATGGCTTGCTGATATTGAGCCTCCTGATGGGGGCAAGCTATTAGTTATAATTGATCCATCTGCTGCATCCTTTATCGCTTTGCTTCGCAAGCGTGATGGCCGATACAAAGTGCTTCCGGCTGATAATGATGTGGCAGACGGGATCCGTGAGACAGCAAACGCGATGGAAAATGGCTACATCAAAATAGCTCCATCACTTAAGCATTGGAGAATGGAAGCAGAAGGCTATATTTGGGATGATAAAGCCGTTGATGACAGACCTGTTAAGGTAAACGATCATTTGATGGATAGCATGAGATATTTTGCAAAGACAAAACGAGTTATCCCAAATGCTTTGAAAAAACCTGCCACAAATAGCATATATATGTACAGGAGGAACAATAAATGAAAACTTATGAAGACCTGTTGGAAATCGAAGACAGCGATGCCGCAAGAATAGCTTTTGTGTTGTCGGCAATTTTTGAGCATAAATCATCAGATATGTATCGTGAGGCTGATGTGGCTTATGATTATTTCCGAAGAAGAAATCGCACGATAATGGATTATCAAAAGCTTTTATACACATTATCAGGCGAGGCTGTTCCTGATAATTTTTCGGCAAACTATAAATTCTGCAATGCATTTTTTAGGGTATTTGTGATGCAGGAAGTCGCTTACCTTTTGGGAAATGGTGTCACTTTTGGAGATGATGCCACAAAAAAGGCATTAGGCGGTCCCAAGTTTGACCGTGTTCTTGTAAAAGCCGCCACTATGGCTTTATGGGGTGGTAGCACGTTCGGATTTCTAAACATGGATCATGTGGATGTATTTTCTGTACGCGAATTTGTGCCTTTATTTGGCGAAGATGATGGTGCTCTTCATGCCGGGATTCGCTGGTGGCAGGTCGATGATACCAAACCGCTCCGGGCAACGCTTTACGAGGAAGATGGTTACACTGACTATATATGGCGCGAGGAAAAGGATCAGCAGAAAGGATACATTCTGCATCCGAAACGTGCATATCAGCAGATAGTGGTGGAAACGCCTGCTGATGGCGAGGAAATACGGGACGGGCAGAACTATCCAAACTTCCCTATAGTGCCTTTGTGGGGCAATCAGGAGCATCAGAGTGAACTTACAGGCTTACGTGAGAAGATTGATGGATATGATCTTATTTCTTCTGGTCTTGCAAACTCTATAGATGATGCCTCTTTGATATATTGGACAATCACCAACAGTGGGGGTATGGATGATATTGATCTGGCTAAATTCGTTGAGCGTATGAAGGTAGTAAAAGCCGCTGTAGTAGACGAGCATGGAAGCCGTGCAGAGGCACACACAATGAATGTGCCGTACCAGGCACATCAAACCGCATTGGCTATACTCCGTGATTCCTTATATCAGGATGCAATGGCACTTGATACCGATAAGATTTCCGCAGGTAACGTAACCGCCACGGCTATTGAGGCAAGCTACATGCAGCTTGACTTAAAATGTGATGATTTTGAAACACAGGTCACTCAATTTATAGAATCATTGCTTAATCTTTTAGGCATTAAGGATGAACCGACTTACAAGCGCAACAGGCTAATTAACATGGCTGAAGATACGCAGATGATCTTATCAGCCGCGCAGTATCTTGATCCTGAAACGGTGCTTAAGCACTTACCGTTCTTGTCACCGGATGAGCTTGATGAGATTGTAGAAAAGCTGAAGGAAGCAGAAGCTGACCGCTACGAAGAAGAACAGGCGATGCTTGACGAGTCCGAGTCCGAGTCCGATACCACGGAATCAGATATGGCCACCGAAGCAATGACACAGTATGGTGATGAAGTTATAGCCATGCTTCAAAGTCTGTTAGATGAGGAGGATGAGGAATAATGGCTGTAGATTATGATCCTGTCAAAGCGCACGAGTATTATGAGCGAACCAAGAAATTAAAAGGCCGTCATTCAACTAAGGGGATGAGTACATCCCAAAAAGAGCGATGGGCATATGCTAAAGATCAGCTCAAGACCGAACACAAAGAAATTAACAAGGGGATTTCAGAGCAAAGGAAACAGCAGTTAGAGGCTATTTCTGAAAGAGTGAAAGCCCAGAAGAAACAGTTGTCCGATAATGCAAAGGCTGAAATCGAGAATCTTCGGGAAAAATTGAAGTCAATGCCCAAAGAAAAAAGGGCAAAAATGCGTGAAAAGATAAAGGATGCCATTGGTCAAATCAGATCAGGCTTAAAGACCGCAAAGAGTCAGTTATTGTCCGCAGGTAAGAATGAAAAAGAGCTTACCCAGGCAACCGCTAAAGGGGCAAAAGAGCAGGAGAAAAAGGATTATGAAGCGCGTAAGGACGCGGCTTATGCAAAAATTAAGGGGCGTAAGTAATGGCTGATGATGCAAGGGAATACTCCGACAAAGAGTTAAAAAAAATTGAGCGTGAACTGTCAATGATTTACCGAAAATCACAGCGCGAACTGACCGAAGAATGGAATCAGTATATGCGCAGAACAGAGGAGCGTGTAAATGCGCTGTGGTTTGCTTATCAAAATGCATCGGATGAAGAACGTGCCGAGGCCTTAAAACGCTATCAGGATGCCGTGCAAAATCAAACCTTGCACAGTAAATGGTATCGAGACATGATAAATCATGTCACTCTTTTATTGGCAAAGGTAAATCAGACAGCGGCCGATCATATAAATGTTCGCTTGCCTGAAATATATAATATAAACTACCAGCAGATTGCAAGAGAATTGATATCTTCAGACTTCTATCCGACCATGCAATCTGCTTTTGATATTCGCTCCATGGATACCATCACCAAGCTTGCAAAAGGTGAGATTATGTTGCCTGGAATGGATAATACAAAAAATCTCAAGAGGAATATCAACGTAAAAAAGGATATGCTGTGGAATTCCCGGCAGATAAATTCAAGCGTTCTGCAAGGGGTTTTACAGGGCGAGTCTATAAGAGATATCACGAAACGCTTGATGCCTATTGTGGGCAATAATCAAAAGTCTGCTGTTAGGGCAGCACGTACAATGGTTACGGCTGCCGAGAATGCAGGCAGACTTGACAGTTATAGCCGAATTGAGAGCATGGGAGCTGTAATCCACAAGGTATGGATCGCAACGCCTGATAAGCGTGTCCGTGATTGGCATCTGTCCATGGATGGGCAGGAAGTAGAGAAAGACAAGCCTTTTACAGATGGCAATGGTGATAAACTCATGTATCCCGGTGATCCGTCCGCACCCGGTCGCACGGTATGGAATTGCAGGTGTTCCATGCGCTCACAGATAGTCGGTTTTAGACGCGCAGACGGGTCCATAGAGCCGATGAAGCGTTTTGAGCATGAAGGATTGCACCAAGAGCAGATTGAGAAGGAAAGGAGGGCGAGAAATGGCTAAAAAGACCGATATAACGGTGGTATCTCATACAAAGGAATTTATGGATGCACTTGCTGCTAAAATGCCGTTAATTCTTGAATCTGTTGGCACTACAGCAGAGGGATATGCAAAAGAGGATTGCCCTGTTGACACAGGACTCTTGCGAAACTCTTTAACATATGCGATATCTGGAGAAAAGCCACATGTAGGGGCATATAAAGCAGACAAGGCAGACGATAGTGGAACGGTGCAAAGTGGTCAATATAGTGGATCAGTGCCGGATGAGACAGAACCGGGGTGTTATTCCGTGCTTGTGGGGAGTAATGTGGTTTATGCACCAAAACAGGAGCTGACAGATGGGTATAACCACACAGTTGGTAAGGCGCATTTCATTCGAGATTCAATACAGGATCATCGAGAGGAATATCGAGAAATTGTTTTAACCGTTGCCAAGACAATTTCTTAAATTTGAATTTAATTTTTGCTTTTTCTCAAACAGGTGTTCGCATGAACACCTGTTCTTTTTACATTTTTTGCGTACATTTGTTCGATAAAGAAGTATATACTTCTTTAAAAGTAGTTTATACTTTAGTACATTTGTTCGATTTTTTTTGTGTAGGATCGTGTAGTATCGTGTATGATTTTGGGGCAAAAATTAGTCTAAACTAACGTATTTAAACTGTTGTAAATGTCAACGGGAAATTTATTATTATTATTATTATTATTATTATTTATTTATTTTTTTAATGTAGCATTTAATGATAAATATAAATAATGTGTAGAGAAAAAAAATTCTATAGAAAGAATTTATATAAAGCCAAAAATGCTACATCCTACACATGTGATCTTACACAGCCCCATATGTTGACACGAAAAAATGTTTGTGTTATTCTTTCCGCAAAGGGGCGCAGAATGTCCCCAGTAAAAAAAATCTAATCCCGAAGCACCGGGACCGAAGAAAAGGAGATTAAATATGGCACTTTCCAGAAAAGCACTTGCAGCAATGGATATTCCGGCAGAAAAGATTGACGAAATCATTCAGGCGCACACAGAGACTGTGACCGCTCTCAAAGAGCAGATTGATTCTCTCAAGACAGATGCAGCAAAGCTCCCCAATGTGGAAGCAAAGCTTGCCGAACTTGAGAAACAGATCAAAGATGCTGATTCGGCAGGGTGGGAAAAAAAATATACAGAGCTTAAGTCTGAATATGACGGTTACAAGGCAGAGATCCAGGGCAAAGCTGAAAAAACTGCAAAGGAAACAGCGTATCGTAAGTTGCTCACGGATGCAGGTGTGTCAGAAAAAAGGATTGGGGCCGTGATGAAGGTGTCCGACTTGAACAATATCAAGTTAAACGAAGACGGTACAATCCAGGATGCTGAAAAGCTGACTGAGGGTGTCAAGAAAGAATGGGCTGACTTTATCGAGGTTAAGCAGGTTAAGGGTGCAGATGTTTCTAATCCACCTGCAAACAACGGTGGCGAAGGACTTAAACAGCCCAGCAGAGCCGCTCAGCTTGCGGCAAAATATCAGGCAGAACATTACGGATCAAGTTCAAAGGAGGATTAAACGATGAGCTTTATCGGAGCAGGCACAAAAGGTACAATCTATGCTCCCGGATATTTTCTGGCAGCAAATGATGAAAATTGCACGAGAGTCACAAAAGAGATATCACAGAGCGGAGCAGTAACCGCTGAAGACGGCACGAAATATGTGCCTATGGGTACGGCTTATCCGTCCAATGACGGCAATGCAATCGGCATCACCTATGAGGATGTGGATGTAACCACAGGCAATATGCCTGGATCAGTAGTCACAAAGGGTATTGTTTACGAGGACAGACTTGCGATCACAGGCGAAAGCTATGATGCAGTTACTCCGGAAACAGGCGATAACCCTGCTGAAAAGGGATGGTATGAGAGAAGTGGAAGTGCGGGCGCTTATGTTTACACGCTTACTACTGATACCACGGTGGATTCTGATAAGACTTATTATGCAAAGAGTGTAGTAAGGCTTGCATCTGCCGCAAAGACCGCACTTGCAGCTCTTGGATTTACGTTTATTGCAACGGCTCCGGCTGTTACAAGACCTTATTGATGGAGGTGAAAAACAATGGCAGACAGATGGGAAGATAATATTTTCGGCAAAGTATCACAGGCTGATTGGCTTGATATTGGAAACCAGGTACCCACAAGACCGAATGATCCTATTGATGGACTTTTTGGGGATGAAAAGACGGATAACCTTGTGGCAAAGTGGGAGAGCATAGCAGCAGAGTATCAGATCCCGGTAATGGCACAGTTCCATGGATTCGATACTGAAGCGCAGAAGACTTTCCGCGTTCCTATCGACACCCACAACATCGAAAAGGGTCTGATAAAGGTTAAGATCAATCAGTCCGAGAGACTCCGTGCTTTAAAGCGCGCGGGTGTTCAGGGTGACCAGGCTCTTTATGATTACGTTCTTGAAGACGGAGTCCGTCTTGCAGACCAGGTGGTTACCCGTACAAAGGTAGCAAAGAACGAACTTCTTGCTACAGGTAAGGTTACCATCAAGGAGAATGACCTTGAGCTTACTGTGGATTATGGTGTACCTGAAGATCAGACTTCTTACAGCCTTGACCTTACCCAGGATGCAGATGTTGCAAGTCAGATACAGGTTATCATTGATGCTGCTACCGATAAGGGCATAACGATCAATGGTATGGTTACATCGAAGAAAAACCTTACAAAGCTTCGCAACAACAAGTATCTCCAGACTGCTATAAACGGCAATATCGGTGCTGGTGCGCAGTTACGTCAGGGAGCGCTTGAAGATTATCTGTCGGATGAATTCGGCATAGAAAACGTAATAACAAATGATCTCAACTACGGTTCTTCTGCGGTTATTGGTGCTGATAATCGCCCGGTTATCACCCAGAAGAAGTATTTCCCGCAGAATAAGGTTACATTCTTTGCATCGAATCCCGGCGGAAGGCTTGGTGTAGGTCTTTGGGGCGATTCACCCGAAGCTGATGCAGCGAAGTTCCATGACGTAGGCAAGACCAATGTATCACCTTATGTGTACATCATGCAGTGGATGGAGGAAGATCCTGCTGTACTGTGGACAAAGGCTTCAGGACTCTTCATGCCCGTTCTTTACAACCCGAACAGTCTGTTTATTGGAACAGTACAGGGGGCGTAAGTTATGGGATATGTGGTTATCGAAGGTTTTTGTGACATGGGCGATAACGACAGGGCTTATTCGGTCGGTGATGTGTATCCGAGAAGCGGTTTGTCTGTATCAGAGGACAGACTGAAAACGCTTGCCACAAGCGCGAATGCTCTGGGCAGACCTCTTATAAAGGCTGAAAAGGTAAGGGAGGCGGCTGTTGAGCCGCAGCCCGAACCTAAACAGGAGATTGAAAAGCCGAAAAAGAGCAGAAGAAAAGATTAAGTCGGAGGCGGCGTGATGCTAACAGAAGTTTGTGCGAACATCAGGAATTATTTCACTTATGAAGGTGATAAACATTTTGGTGATTTTGCAATAATTGATGGGCTGATTACGCCGTCTTTTAATATTCCTACGGATTATATCCGCATAGTTGGTAGCCATAAAAATGATGGTGTTCATAAGCTGTCTGATACGGATCTTGTGGATGAGGATAAGTTTCATGGTGCTATCTGGGTTATGTCACCACCTGCTGATTTTCTTGCGTTAGTTGCAGAAATGGAAGAATGGCAGAAAAAGTTTGGTGCTTTAGATTCACAGGCCATGAGTCCATATAATTCAGAGTCTTTTGGTGGCTATTCTTATTCAAAGTCATCCGGTGGAAGTTCATCCGGTGGAGCTACAAGCACAGTAACTGATGCTATTGCCGCCTTTGCCGGACGATTGAATACATACAGGAGAATAAGAGTATGAGCCTGTTATCTGATGCTATGGAAAATTGCACAATGCTTGATAAAACCACGGTAGCTGATGGCTATGGTGGTTATACCGTGCAGTATGTGGAAGGCGCAAGCTTTCAGGCGGCTATTGTGCTGAATAGCTCTATGCAGGCGAGAGTGGCCGAGCATGAGGGTGTTACAGCCCTTTATACGGTGACTACAAGCAGAGGGTTAAACTTGCAGTATCATGATGTATTTAGGCGTGAGAAAGATGGTAAGATATTCCGAGTGACATCTGATGGCGATGATAAGTACACGCCTAACAGCGCCACGCTGGATATGAGACAGGTGAGTGCGGAGGAATTTGTTTTGCCAACATGACAACAGCAGAGGTTCTTTACAATTTTTGGAGCAGTTTTGGTTTGCCTGCTTATGATGAAAACACAGTGCCTGATTCGGCAATAGTGCCTTACATCACTTATGAAACATCAGATGATTTTTTCGGGGAAGACCGCTCATTATCAGCAATCTTGTGGTATCGTAGCCCGTCATGGGTGGCGATCACCGAAAAGGAACAGGAAATAGCTGAATATATCGGGCGCGGTGGTCGGATGCTTGCAGTTGACGGAGGTGCGCTTTGGATAAAGCGCGGGAGGCCGTGGGCGCAGAGGATGCCGGAAACGTCTGATAGAATGATTCGCAGGATAGTGCTTAATTACGAGATCGAATTTATAAAATAAACAGGAGGAAAAGGGTATGAAGTATACAAAGATTCCCGAAAATACGTTTAAGAACTTACAGATGAACGCCGGGATATTAGTTGATGATTTTAATCCATCAACGGGTGTTGTTGGAAATATTCTTGGAGCCACCACAGGTGGTATGCAGTTTAAAGATTCCATATCATTTAAGGATCTGGGAGAAGATATTGACAATTGCCCTAAGCACACGAAGGAGCTTCAGATGCTTGAGAGCCATGATGTGAAGATCAGCGGAACATTTGTTACGATGACAACAGACACAGCTCATATGCTTGCGGCGGCGGCCGATGTAGATCCTGAAGATCCCTCTCATATCATTCCTAGAAATGATATATTGCTGTCTGATTATAGGGACATGTGGTTCATCGGAGATTATTCGGACATAAATGAGGATGGTGACGATCAGAGTGCCGGATTTATTGCGATTCATATGCTTAATGCGCTTAATACAGGTGGTTTCCAGATTCAGTCGAGCGACCGTGCAAAGGGTCAGTTCGCATTTGAATTTACAGGACATTATTCCATTAATGCACAGGATACCGTTCCTTATGAGCTGTATGTGAAGATGGGTGAGGGATCAGCTACAACACCCAGCGTTACGCTCAGTAGCGAGACATTAACCATGGAAGTAAATGATGTTGAAACGCTTACCGCAACCGTTGTTCCGGCCGGCTCAACTATTACATGGTCTACATCTGATTCTTCGGTAGCGACTGTAACAAATGGTGCTGTGACGGCTGTTGCAGCAGGTACAGCAACAATCACCGCATCCATAACAGTTGATGGAACGGCTTACACGGATGCTTGTGCGGTTACCGTAACTGCATAATAATGATTTTAGCCGGGAGCGTTTGCTCCCGGTGATATTAAACCATAAAAGGGAGGAAAAAATGAAAAAACTATCCGATTACAAAGACGATGAAGCAGTGGTGTTATGGGGTGAACTTATCGAACCTATAATGAAGTTGATCGCAGATGATGAGGTTCAGAAGATTTATAAGTCCGGCAAACCGAAGGTGCTTATCGCTACAGAGATTTTGAAAGTACATCCTACCGAGGTTTCTGAAATCCTCTTAAGGATTGATCCAACACCGTTAAACGGGTTAAACATTATCAGCAGATTTATCGAAATTTTGGTTGAAATCAGCAAAATGCCGGAGTTGGCAAGTTTTTTCGGATCTGCGGAGCAGAGCAACTAGGACACCACGATGTAAGCCGAATTTATTGGCTTGCATATGGTGAATATCGGGGTAGACGTGAACTATCGCTATTTCTACGGTATGTCATGGCACGGTTAGACGAAGACAGCCGTGAAATGGCATACCGTATTTATGTTACGTCAGCTTTGCAAAATATTCCGCAGCAAAAATATACTACTGTTTCATTCTATGACATGTTGTATCCTAAACCCGTTGATAATCGTTCAGCAGAGGACATTGCCGCTGAAGTGATTAAAAAGGGAGGACTGATTGTGAGGTGACGCATGAACGTTCTTGAAGTTTTTGCAAAATTTGTCGTTGATACATCCGATCTTGATAGAGGGCTTGATAAAGCCAATAGTAAAGTGAGTAGCGTAGCATCCGGCATAGGCTCTGGGCTTGCCAATGCTGCAAAAGTAGCAACTGTGGCTATGGCAACAACAGCCACAGCCGTGGGGGCTGTGGCACAACAGGCGGCGGGCGCGTATGGCGAATATCAGCAGCTTTCGGGTGGTATTGAAACATTATTCGAGAATCAGGAAGCTGTAAATTCTGTGATGGCTAATGCGGCTAACGCTTATGCTACGGCTGGAATGTCATCTAATCAATACATGGATACCGTCATCAATATGGCGGCATCCTTAAATAAAGCTACAGGTGACACCGTAGAATCTGCAAGACTGGCAGATGTAGCCATCACAGATATGGCTGATAATGTCAATAAGATGGGTACATCCATGGAAAGTGTCCAGAATGCTTATCGCGGTTTCACGCGTGGCAATTTCAGCATGTTGGACAACCTTGCCCTCGGGTTCTCAGGAACGAAAGAAGGGATGAAAGAGCTACTGGCGGAAGCTGAAAAGATATCGGGGGTAAAATATGACATAAGCTCATATGCCGATATCGTTAATGCTATCCATGTTGTACAGCAGGAAATGGGTATCACTGGCACTACAGCAGAGGAGGCAAGCAAAACCATTCAGGGTTCTGCCGGTGCCATGAAGGCCGCATGGGATAACTTAATATTAGGGCTTGCCGATCCAAATGCTGATTTAGGGATTCTTATAGAGAATATGGTTACAAGCGCAAAAACAGCGCTTACGAATATGATACCTACTTTCACACAGGCATTGAAGGGCATCGGTCAGCTCATTCAGGGGCTTGCTCCTGTTTTATCAGCAGAGATTCCGGGGCTGATTGCGGAAGTATTACCGGCTTTACTTGATGGGGCATCTGCATTACTTTCGGGTGTTTTAACAGGTCTGTCAGATTTGGCGAGTGTAATAAGCGACCAGATAGCTCCACCTTTGCTTGAGGCAACAAGTAATATCATCAATTTTATAGTAACTGCACTTCCCGATTTATTGGGAGTGTTGGTAGATATTGTGCCTGATATCATCAATGCTCTTATAGTGCCGTTGATGGCTCAAGCACCTACTCTTTTACAGGCAGGTGTTGATCTCATACAGCGACTCGTGCAGGGTGTATCAGAGGCTTTACCGGGGCTTGTAACGGCATTCACAAACGGAATAAGTGATATAGCTACAAATCTTCCTGCTATGCTTACACAGATTTCTGATATTATGATTTTAATAGCAGAAACACTTACAGATCCGACCACAATCACTTCCATCGTGCAAGCAGGTGTGGATATTTTTCAGGCACTCTTTGAGGGCTTGTTACAGGGTGGCTTAAATTTAATTGAATCAATCCCCGATATCATTGATAATGTTGTTTCCGCAATCACCCAGGCTGCACCTGTATTGATAGAAGGTATACAGCAGCTAGTAACAGCGCTGGTAACATCATTACCTGGCATAATAAGTAGAAGTATAAGCTCATTTACAAGCATTATAAGTACAATCGTGACTGCGCTTAAGAATCTCATGCCTACACTCATAACAGGGCTTATGGACGTTGCAAGAACGATTGCATCCTCATTACCGACCATTATAAGTAGTATCCTTGAAGCCTTACCTACGGTCATAGAAACAGTTTTAACTGCTCTTGTCGAGTTGGCTAAAGAGCTTTTACCTACTCTTATAGAAGAGCTTGTGAGCATTGTGGTGATGATTGCGGATGAATTGCCGACCATCATAAGTAGTATTGTTGAGGTTTTGCCATCGCTTTTGGAAAGTGTCATATCTGCTCTTGTAGAATTGTTACCTGTTGTTATAGACGGAGCAACACAGCTCGTTTTAGGGGTCGTGAATAATCTGCCTACGATCATAGAAATGCTCATAGGTGCTTTACCTACCATTCTGAAGGCGGTTACAGACGGTTTATTAGTAGCCTTACCATTATTGATAGATGGCCTGGTACAGCTTGTGATGGCTGTTGTGGATAATTTACCCACTATAATCTTGGCGCTTGTGAATGCATTACCATCCATTATAAGCTCGGTAATAACAGGGCTGTTGGCTTGTATTCCGCAGCTCGTGCAAGGTCATATACAGTTGGTTATGGCGCTTGTGGAGCATTTGCCGGAAATAACATTAGCTTTAATTGAAGCAATCCCTAGCATAATAGCATCCATCATGGTTGCTTTTGGAGAGCTTTTGCCTCAGATGCTAGACCTTGGAAAAGATTTGGTTAAAGCGTTAGCTGATACTCTTGGAAATCTTGGAGAGAGTGCTATTGAGTGGGGTAAGGACCTCATGAAAGGTTTCCGCGATGGTATCGAAGCAGGTAAAAAGTGGGTAAAAGACAAGGTAAAGGATGTTGCCGGCACCGTAAAGGATTTTATCGGCTTCTCGGAACCTGATGAAGGCCCTCTGTCAAATTTCCACACTTATGCTCCTGACATGATGGAATTATTCGCGCAGGGCATTCGGGACAACACGCGACTTATCACAGATGCCGTGTCAAGTGCTTTTGATTTTGGAAACACAGTAAATTCCGGCTTTGACAATGCGCTGTTAAACAGCCCTAATTTAATAACACCTACAGCAGGAAGAAATATGACCGTAGTGCTTGAGCTTGACAAAGTACAGCTTGCGAAGGCTGTATATCAGCTTAATAACGAAGAAACACAGAGAATGGGGGTGAGCCTTGCCAATGTTTAGTATTGATGGTATGGAGTGGAATCTGCCTTGCAAGATCACGCGCACAGCGCAGCTTACGGCAAGTGAAGTATCGGGCATGATGCTCGACAAGCGTTATTTCAACGATGTAATTGGTACATATATGACGTATGGGGTCACGGTGGTAGTTCCTCTTGGGAAAGAGGATCTGTATTCGGCATTTTACGAAAAGCTTGTGGATCCCGTATCGTCACATAATTTTGTGCTGCCTTACAATCAAGGCACTATACAGTTGACAGCGCGTGTGGAGACGGTATCTGATGAGCTGTATCGTGAGGTTAACGGGAAAAAGGTATGGCGTAGAACAAGTTTTACGATAATTGCAAATTATCCGAGTAAGACTTATACTTTATCACAGGTGGTGGCGCGGGGAGTTGACCAGCTCCCCACTATTTCAAATCCTGTAGACGGTGCAACATACAGATATAGCAGTTCAAGTGGGTGGACTAGGATATCATGATAATTCGTATTGATTCAGGCCATTATGACCATTATGACAAATTTCCTGCCATATCATTTTCCACAGAAACTGATGTGGCAGGAGGTGAGTTAGTTGTTAGCCAATTTTCAGCAGATATTGTCACATCTAATAATATTCCTGTTGGCGCTAAAGCCGCATTGATAGACCATACAGGAAATCTCTGGACAACGTTTTATATTGTTGAGAGCAATCGAATTGATCCGTATAAAGTCCGAATTGTTGCGCAATCTGCTGTTGCAATTTTGGACAAATACGTTTTACCACCAAAATATTATCAGGATGAATCTCCTGATAATTTTATCAGCGATATAAATATCCCTGATGTTGCCATATGGGCTAGAGATTATCCATCAGGCTTTACCGTAACAGGTTTTGTGCCGGAGCAAACGGCGCGAGAGCGCTTGCAATGGTTTGCCCAGGCGGCAAGAATGTACGTGGAAGGTTATGCTTATGGCTGGGGTTCTCTTGCGGTTGAGGCAAACGTTGTAGATACCACTAATACACTTATTCCCAAATCCCAAACCTATTGGAGACCATCCATAAGTTATAGGCGAGTAGTGACCGCTATAAAGGTGACTGCTTATACCTTTACATTAGGCACTCCGCAGACCACCGATGAATGGGTTATGGACGGAAACGGGGATTATTATATCGTTTCAAAACAAGTTTATTCCCTTGCTAATCCGAATGCCGGAAACGCTGAAGAAAATGTTGTAGAAGTTAAAGATAATATGCTCATAAATGCAGATAATGTGGCTGCGATTTTAAGTAATTTATCTCAGTATTACTTTAACAACGTTGAGTTAGATTTTGAGTGTATAAATAACACTTCACAGTATAGGCCCGGTGATTTAGTGACGGTTTATACGAGCGAAAATACTCTTGTTAAAGGCTTTATTAAGACATCCGACTTCACTTTTGGGCATCAGGCAAAATCAAAAATGCACTTAACGGGGATAGAAAGCGTTGTGGCTGTGGAGGTTAAAATACAGTTTTTCTTTGATGGTGAATTACTTGATGAACTTGATGAGTTTTTCCCGGAAGGATATGATTTTAATATCGGAGAAAACTTTTTAGATATCACTAAAACTAAAGAAGACGGAACTATTGAAAGAAAGGTATATCTTGCGAATGCGGTGTCGGGAACAGCCACAAGTGGTGGAGTAACGATAAGGGTTGATGTAATGCTTGCGTTATGGTACGAAAACCATACCTTGCATATATATTCTGTTTCCGAGATAAACGAAGATGCAGGAGTGATTGAGATTTCATAAGGAGTATAAAATGAAAAATGTTGCCATTTTAGAAGGACTTGTTTCAAGAACATTTACCGATGTTGAAAAAATATCCGTGAAAGAGATGGATGGTTCAGATGAAATCACATGGGTTCCAGAAGATGAAGTGCTTAATTATGTGGATCTTAAGACGTTAAATATCAAGAAAAATGGCACTTACAAGGCAGCATCCATGTATTGTGACGGATTTAACAAGGTAAAAGTCAACGTTTCCGCAGATGTTGACGACATAACCATTACCGAAAATGGCACATACAATGCTTCAGACGATGATTTAGACGGGTATTCAAGCGTGACTGTTAACGTGCCGAGTGCAGGTGGTGGTGTTTATACTGTGACTTTTCTTGATGATAATGGAAGCACAATAAAAACCATGCGAGTAGAAGAAGGAGAAGATGCATGGTGTCTTGATCTTGATGGTACAACTACATCTGCCGGATATTTCAAAGGATGGAATCCATCCCCTAAAAACGTTAGAGCCGATATAACCTGTCGTCCTGTGAGAGGTGCGGTAACTATACAATCACAAGAAATAACAGATAGTTGGGATACTATATGTGCGAATAAGGGCGCAGGGTATCCTTTAGGTGCTTATAAAGAGCTTACAATAACTGTTCCGGCAGGTACTGTATCGGACACCTTAAATGATGTGGAGGTGTGGGATGCCACTTCTTCTTCATCGTATAGTCAGGATTACAGAAATGATTTATCCTGGATAAATAAAAACGTAGCAGAGATTACACTTACCTTAAAGATGATTAAAGTGGCAGAGGGTGAAGATGGTACTACATCAAGCTGGGTAAGTGAATTAACTGTTAATACGGGACAAATAATTTCACAGCCACAATTTCCTAATGGGGCAACCATAACAGATGGAGAAAATAATTATAGAGGACAAGGCACATGGGAGATTGATGGTTTAAGAGAATATTTAAACTCTTTGTTTTTCAATTCCTTACCGAATGCATTAAAAGAAAATATAAAACCTGTGCATAAAACATTCAAAAAAATTATTACACCCTTTATAACAAATACGGGTATGGCAATGCCTTTTTCTGAAGGGATTTGTATTGATAAAATATGGGTTCCGTCAATGCGTGAAATGCTTACAATCGCATCAAGCGCAACAGAAACATATTATTCCAATATGGTGGAATCACAGGGGATTGATTACACTAAAATTTTTACACCACCTGAACTTGATACACCTGGTACAGGCATACCTCCTAGTATTGGAAGTAGAACATCTTATATTGGCAATAATTATCTTAGAATTACTTATAGTCCATATCAACCATCGGGAAGAACTATAAGCTATTCAACTTTAGGTGTTTTATGGGGACCACGAGTGCTTGTTGGATTTTGTTTGTGATATAATAGTTTATAGGAGGATATATTTATGGAGTATATCGTTACAGCACTTATCACCGGGGGTTTATCCCTGTTAGGCGTTATAATCACAAATATCAGCTCAAATCGTAAGATAGAGATGCAGTTGATGAATGCACAGGCGGTAACAGACGTTAAGATTGAAAATCTCACGGATGAAGTGAGGAAACATAATAGTTTTGCAGATCGGATAACAATACTCGAAACAAAGGTTGAGAATATCGAAAAGGAGATAAGAAAATGAGCTTACCTACACCTATAACCAGGAAAGAAAGTTACCTTGCAGCTATCGCCGGAGAACAGGTACAGGTGCCTGAAAAGCCGATTACAAGAGAAGAGGCCTATCTTGATGCAATAGCAAAAGGTGGCGGTGGAGGTGAAATAATCGTTGACCCCACACCCACAGAAGGCTCAACAAATGCTGTAAGCTCCGGTGGAGTCTATACGTCTTTACAGGGCAAGCTTGATGCATCCGAAAAAGGCACAGCAAACGGTGTAGCCGAACTTGACGCGAATGGAAAAGTGTTATCCTCACAGCTCCCGTCATTCGTAGACGATGTTGTGGAGGGTTATTATAATGCTGAAAATGACAGATTCTATGAAGAAGCTACCTTTGAACATATGATTGACCCTGTTGCGGGTAAGTCATGGGTAGATATCCCCGCGAACAAATCCTACAGATGGACAGGAAGTGTCTATGTACGTGTAGATGAAGGTGTTCAGCTTGGAGAAACATCTAATTCTGCATTCCGTGGTGATTGGGGTAAAGCTCTTAAGGATACCATGGGTACAGGTACGCTTGACACCACAGCGCAGACTGTTATTCCGGCTATAAATGAGCTAAAAGAGAATATTCCTACTCTTAAAACCGCCACAGGAAATCCTATCACCCTCACCGATGCAGCAAACGCCAACGCAGAAGAATTATCCATGACCATCGAGCCTATACAGGATTTACATGGATATTCTAAACCGTGGCTGGGAGGCGGTGGGAAAAATATAGCACATATTGACTCTACAAAGATTTATTCCACTAGTAAAGGCCCGAGTGACCCGATAACAGGTATTGCAGATGGTATGCTGATTTTAGGAGCAGCGATAAACGGATATATTCGAGGTGTACAACTAGCATCATATGCAATCAACAGCCCTAACTCCATCACTGCCAAAATTGCTGATGCTCCAGGCGCTCACGCATACGGTGTTGGTATAGTTGTTGAGATTGATACAAGCAAAACATATACGTTAAGCATGGAAAAAACAGGCGGTTGGGTGAGTGTTGGATGGCTTAATAGCGATGGCAGTACTTTGTCATATATGGACGACCAGACACTTCCTTGTACCTTGACACCACCGAGTGGCGCAAAATACGCAATGATTGCGTGCATGTCAGGACGAAACGAAGAACACACATTCAGTGATATACAGCTTGAAGTAGGCACGTCTGCTACAACCTTTGAGCCGTGGGAAAACATCTGTCCCATAAGCGGACTTACAAGCGGAGAGGTGGAAACAACAGACGGAACTGACACGAATACAGCGACTATAACGTTTGGTCAAACTGTTTACTGTGGAAGTGTAAATTTTAAAACGGGCGAAGTGACCGTTACGCACGCTAATATAGCAAGCTATAACGGCGAAAGCATAAATGAGCCTTGGTTATCTTCAATAGATAAGTATGTAAGCGGAGCAACACCCACCACAGGAGCGCAGGTTGTATATCCTTTGACTACACCTGTCACCTTAACCCTCACCCCCGCAGAACTTGAATTACTTAAGGGCAATAACACCATCACAGCAAACGGGGCTGAGATAAGCATTGAATATTATCCCGATAATGCTATTGGTGCGCTTGCAGAAAGGGTGGATGATGTACAGGAACAGATTGATACCAAGGCTGACATAACTTATGTGGATAATGTGATTAAATACACTGATGTGACTATAAATGCAAATACAACTGGACACGCAGAACCTGTTGTATCAGCAGGCGGTGTTTATTTTGAACCTTTATTAAGTTTATCAGTTTTAGGGCTGACCGGTAATCAGATATTAAATGTTTTGCCCGTTGGTTGGACTGCTATTAGAAAATCTTTTACTTTATATCTAAGGGATAGTGGCTTGGATATTGCCGCCCTGTCCGATAGTAATACATCGATTTATAATGGACCATCAGAAAGTTTAACATTGAGAGTTGTATACAAGAATAATTAAGGAGGTTCTCATCTATGCCAAATGAGCTGAAGTAGAGGAATCATAATGACAGATTGCAAATCAGTAAAATATACTGACGGTGTCGAGTTTATACTTGACTTGATAGACGATTATCTTGATATCAAAGAAGCGATGGAATGGGATGAAAAGAAAGGAGAATCTTATGACGAACAAAACTTATGATGTACTGAACAAAATTCAAAGATGGCTTCCGGCACTTGGAGTGTTTTATCTTGCTGTATCGGCAATCTGGCATCTGCCCTATGGAGATGAGATCAACGCCACCATTGTGGCGGTAGCAACGCTTCTCGGCACAACGCTTGAAATAGCAACTGGAGCTTACCTCAAGAAGCAGAAGGAGACCGCATGAGCGTGGTGTTTGGCTCTGCCCGAATAGATGAGCATGGCAAGGCTAAGGGTGGAGCGGCAGGAGATCAGACAGGCGGAGAAGTATCCACACAGGCCTACTACACCTCATCAAAGGGGTGGGTAGGCTTAAGAGCTTACAACAGCACCGTAGCTGATAAGCTTGCAGAAGCGATGCTAGAGGCTTGCAACAATAACAACATAGGCTATGACCAGAATCAGAGAACGGGAGTAATCACAGCGCTTTTAAAATACGGAAGCTTGAAGGCTATCGTTGTAAACACCGAGTGCGACTGCTCAAGCCTTGTAAGAGCCTGTGTGATACAGGCTACAGGTATTGATCCCGGCAATTTTAATACATCCACGGAGAAGGCTGTTCTGCTTAAAACGGGGCTGTTTAGAGAAGTGAAGATCACAAAGGCTGATGATTGTCAGACAGGAGATATTCTCGTGACCAAAACAAAAGGGCATACGGGAATAATTACGTCTGGAAATATATTAGGCATAGCTATTCCTACAGTCAAAAAGGGGAGCAAGGGCAGTAATGCGAAAATATTACAACACAATCTGAATCAATGTGGGTATGACCTCAAAGAAGATGGAGATTTTGGGAAATTATCAACCGCTGCCCTGGTACGTTGGCAGTACGCCAACAAGCTATCAGCAGACGGCATTTACGGTCCGAAATCCCACGCAAAAATGAAGGAGATGCTTAATGGATAAAGAGAAAGTTGTAAGCCAGTATTTTCATGAATGTACTGTGTCTATGATGGAACGTACTATCCGCAGGCTATGGATATTATGCATCCTGCTTGTGGTGTTGCTCGTGGGGACAAATGGTGCATGGATTTGGTATAACAGCCAATTTCAATATTTTACAACTACAGAAATTGACCAGGATGGCGAAGGTGTAAATATTGTGGGCGGTGGAGATGTAAATTATGGGGCAGAAGATAAAAATAACTAAAGGCAGACGTAGAAAGACTGGGGGAAACACCGGGTATGTTCAATGCCAACGGTGTCAGGGTACAGGTCGGGTTCGCAAAGGTGGAAATGCCAGGAGTTCTAGTGGGGGCAGAAGCCGATGAAGGAATACTCTAATTCCGCAATCAATACCGCCATTGATGAATATGTGCATTCAGAACGAGACAGGGCTATTCTGAAGCGCAGGTTGATTGATGGTCTATCCTATGATGAACTGTCAGTGGAGTTTAACCTATCCGTAAGACGCATTAAAACTATCGTCTACAAGGCGCAGGAACGCATTTTTATCCATATGCGATAATTTTTCGGCTAAATCCTTTCCGTGGCTCTACGGGGCATGGAGAGGGCAAATAAGACGTTTTTCTTTCATTCTGTATACCTTCTTTGGGAAAGGGGATCGCAAAAAGCGATCCCCTTTCTTTTTATGCACAAAAAACGCACTTTATGTTCATTTCGTAAAAATCATTCCTTCTGTACCCTTGTAGCAGGAGGACATCTTTATGTGGATTAAATACAACCCTTCACCAGCCGGAAGAATCGTTGGTGATTGTACGGTACGAGCGATTTGTAAAGCCTTAAAGGTAGATTGGGAAACTGCATATTTGATGCTTTGCAAAGCAGGATATCAGATGGCCGATATGCCTAGTTCGGATGCCGTTTGGGGAGCAGTATTAAGAAGCGAAGGGTTCTATAGATATTCCGTTCCTAATAAATGCCCCGACTGCTATACAATAAAAGATTTTTGTATAGATCATCCAGTCGGAACATTCGTTGTTGGAACAGGTGGTCATGTGGTTACTATTGTGAACGGAGATTATTATGATAGCTGGGAATCGGGAAATGAAATTCCTATTTATTATTGGAAGGCTCCTTGACATAACACCAATAAAAACCCTTGTATGTTTTTCTTTCTCCACGACAACAGCGCCTAATCGCACCTACAGAGAAATTTAGTTCATTGGCGGCTTCTTGTGAACAAGACCAGAACCTTGAAAATTTATTATCTAATGATGTTTGCAAAATTCTTTTAGCGAGTGGACTATCACATCCTCTTTTATGTATACAAATAATTCCGGCAGGACGTAAATTATGCGCAATGGCATGACGAGTATTTTCGCTAAAAGTTACCCATTCTAAATTTGAAATCATATTATTATGACCATTGCCGTCAATATGATTTACACAAGGTTTATTTTGTGGATTGGGGATAAATGATTTTGCAACAAGAACATGAACTAAAAATTTTTTGCGCATTCTGTCTTTATAAAGAACAACACGCCAATACCCATTATTATTAAATGGTTTTATTGTTCGGATTTTATTAGAGTGATTCCAATGTACACTTTTGACATTGCCTAAATTACTAACTTGATATAGACCTTCATAACCAGGAATATTTTTCCAGATTTCTTGCATAAAAATGACACCTGCCTTTCGTGTATGTGCCTAAAGAGAATATGGTGGAATGCCGTTAGGCATTACGGCTTTTCGGGAGCTACCCTATCCACCAAAACAATTATATCAAATTTAAGGAGGAACAGCAATGGCTTACAATGGTATGTTTCCTATGAATTATCCGGCTATGCAATATCCGCAGATGCCTATGCAGGCTCCACAGCCACAACAGCAGACCCAGAGCAACAGTATCATCTGGGTTTCGGGCGAAGCGGGTGCGAAATCTTATCTTGTGGGACCTAATCAGACGGTACAGTTATGGGATTCTGAAGCGCAGACCATCTATTTAAAATCAGCAGATGCAAGTGGAATGCCTACTATGAAAATACTTGATTATACGATCCGTGAACAGGCACAGCCGGGAGCAAATGTCCCCACACTTATGCAGGAAGCATCTCATGATTATGTGACAAAAAATGATCTTATGGCCTTTGAAGAGCGTATGAAGAAACAGTTTGTTATCCGCAAGCAGCATAGGGAGGACAACAATGAATGAATTATACAAAGAAATGAACAAAAACAGTTTTCCCCAGAACATATGGCAACAGGTCAACGCCATTAAGCAGAAAATGGGTGGTGATCCTAATCAGCATATACAGAATCTGCTCAATTCCGGGCGTATCACACAGGATGAGTATAATCGCGCGGTACAGAAGGTAGAACAAATCAGAAAAACACTAGGTAAATGAAAAAGCACCTGTTGGCGCAGATGCTTTTCACGAAAGGAGAGCAACATGAATACGATGGATGTTGAGGTGTTGCACTCCTATATTACCACGGCAAACATACCTTGCGCAAGGATGTTGATAAATAACAAAAAAATATAGGAGGAAAAAACAATGGCATTAACAGACGGAAACGAAAATGGAATGGTTATGCCGGTACAGCCCATGTATGGTGGCGGAAACGGTATGAACAACGGTTTCGGTGGAGACTGGGCATGGATTCTTCTCTTGCTCTTACTTGGTGGTAACGGCTGGGGAGGTGGCTTTGGAGGTGGCTTCGGTATGAATTATGACTTCCCTTGGCTCATGACCGGGCAGCAGAACATCAATACCAACACAAACAACGGATTCCGTGATGCAATGATTAACGATGGTATTACATCCATCCGTGACGGCATCAGCGGATTATCCACACAGCTTTGCAATTGTTGTGGAGATATGCAGATGGCGCTTGCTAACGGCTTTTCAGGCGTTGAGCAGGGTGCTAATGCAAGGCAGATGGCTAATATGCAGAGTATGTTCGGAATACAGAGTGCTTTGCAGGAATGCTGCTGCGAAAATCGTGCAGGCATCGCTGATCTCAAGTACACGGTTGCTACAGAGAATTGTGCAGACCGTACACAGGCTATGCAGAACACCAGGGATATCATTGATTCACAGACAAGGGGAACACAGGCTGTTCTTGATAAGCTCTGCCAGCTTGAGCTTGACGGTGTTAAGGCACAGGTTGAAGCGAAGAATGATCGTATTGCAGAACTTCAGACACAGCTTAATATGGCTAACCTTGCAGCTTCACAGACCGCACAGAATGCGTTTATCGCACAGGGATTCGCTAACGAAGTGGATCAGCTTTATAACAGGCTTAATTCTTGCCCTGTTCCCACTACTCCCGTATATGGCCGTACCCCTATATTCACTTGCAATCAGCAGGCAGGATGTGGATGCGGTTGTGGCGGTAGTTTCTGATAGGGGGGGAGACTATGGCAGAATATTTAACAAGGGATACGGTTGAATCGGTGGCGCTTAATGCACCGATACCGTTCATTGATTCTATTCGGTGCAACAAGGGATATGTATTTCATCAGAACGGCACAGGAATTTTTGTTCTGCGTGGTATCACCAACAACTGTTTCGCACGGTACGAAGTAGAGTTTACCGGGAACATCTCTATTCCTGACGGTGGCGAGTTGACTCCAATAGCTACGGCTGTCGTGGTTTCAGGAGAAGAGCGTATAGGTAGCAGGGCTATCTATACGCCAGCCGCTGTAGATGAGTACGGCAATGTGACAAGCAGAGCCGTAATAGATGTCCCCCGTGGATGCTGCTTTACCGTATCGGTAGAATATGTGAACGGAACAGTCGATGATCCTACGGTAGTGCCTACTCCGTTAATCAATGTGATTGACGGAAGCCTGAGCATTAACCGTATAGCATAGGAGGTGAGAACAATGCACAAAATATACGAATATCTCTGTGACGAACTGAAAACCCTGGAGAAGAAAGCTGAAAGTGGACAGGGACTGTCGATGGCAGAGCTGGAATATCTTGATAAGCTGACCGAAGTAAAGAAAAATCTTCTTAAAATCGAGATGCTTGAAGAGGATAGCGAATACAGCAATGCTATGGATGGCGGTTCTTATGCAAGAGGCGGTCGTGGTGGTTCATACCGTGGTTCTTATGCCCGTGGACGGGGCAGAGGAGCAAGGCGTGACTCTATGGGACGTTATTCAAGCGAAGGGTACAGCCGTGCGGAAGATGATTTCATGGAGGATATGCGTGAGCTGATGGCTAGCGCTCCAAATGATCGTATTCGGCAGAAAATGCAGAGTATAATGTCTGATATGTAAGGAGGTGGCCGCTTGTGATAACCGAACAGGATTTGCAGGCGGCTATTGCCGAATGCGAAGGAACAAGAAACCCGAACGCTAACACTTGCTTAAAATTGGCGGCATTCTACACTATTAAGGATAAGCTGTACCCAGAAGAACAAAATCATTTTGCCGATGCCAGCAAAATGGTGTATTCCGGGGCTACAGATCCCGAACCTGTAAAGCCGATGCTTAAAAGTGATACAGAGTTTGCAAGGGTAGCAGAAGGTATCAGTACAGAACACTTGTTTGCAGTTATGGATGAGCTTATGACCACAATTCAGGTGTTACAGCCTAGGTTATATGATGGTGTGATGCGAAAATTGACAACTGAATAACCCGTTTATATAATAAACAATGGATAGACTTTCATTCTATCCTCCCCGTAGGAGAGCAGGCTTTATGCCTGCTTTCTTTTTTTCTTGTGTATGATGTAGCATTTTTGCCGTTTTTCTTATTCTCTCATAGAGATTTTATTTTTATATATACTTTTTATATATATCCTTATATTCTACATATCCTACATATCCTACATAAAAAAATAATAAATAATAAATAATAATAATAATAAAATATAATATTCCGTTGACATAATCGAAATGAAGTGTTATTATACTTTCGAGGCTTAAAAAATATGAAAGGAGGTTAATTATGAGGTTATCCGACAAAATGGTTGATTACCGGGCAAGGAATAATTTGTCAATCGAAAAAGCCGCAGAGAAGTGTGGAATATCTGCACAGACTTGGCGATATGTGGAAAGAGAATTACAAGCTCCGAACCGCATAACACAACGCAAGTTAGAAATCTTTTTAAAAGGAGAAGCGAATGAAAGCATCAATCAGTCAGATCAAACAGTTTAAGGCTTGCCGGAGAGCGTGGCAGTTGCGGTATAAAGAGGGATTGCGTCCAATACAGACTGCCGATGCGCTGGAATTAGGGAAGTCTTATCATCAGTATATCGAAGCTCTTGAAAACGGCGCTGATCTTGCCGGAAATCCCGATTATGAGGGAGAATTTAGTAAGGCAATGGCTATGGCGAGAGCTTACGAGAAGTACATTTACCCGAAGTTTAAGGTTGTGGCTGCCGAAAAGGAGCTTGAAAAGCAGATTGGGGTTCATATCCTGCATGGATTTGTGGATGGCTTATCGGATGATGGGTACATCGTGGAGCATAAGACCACATCAGCCGATATCGCTCCCGGTGGTGAGTATGAGTACAACTTGCTGTGGGATGAGCAGGTACTTGCTTACATGAGCCTGTCGGGATTGCGGAAGGTACATTATACCGTATGCAAGAAGCCCACTATCCGGCAGAAAAAGGACGAAACGGAGGAGCAGTTCTTCTATCGGATGCTTGACTGGTATGATGAGGATACCGAAAACAAGATCAGAGTGTTTACGGTAGAGCGCACGGACGAAGAGGTGGTCGCTTTTGAGCGTGACTTTGAAGAGATATGTGCGCAGATGGAAGAGGCGGTAATCTACAAGAACACCTGCCACTGTATGCAGTACGGCCGCCGGTGTGAGTATGCAAGCGTATGCCTGCATTACGATCCTAATCAGGAATACATTGAGTTTACAAAAGAATGAAAGGAGATGTGGAGCAATGTTGAAGATGGAACATTCTGGAAGAAAAGTGCTTGAAGGAGGAATTAAGCCGTGTCCGTTTTGTGGAAATCAGGATTTAACTATCAGCGAAAAAGATGTTTTCCATGAACTTGTGAACGAAAACGGAAGTTCGCTTTTAGCGATCGAGTGTAACACTTGCAATACGGTACTGCGGCTGTTTGAGATCCCTGAAAACAACTACTGGTTTGGCGTTGGTATGCTTGTTGCAACATGGAACAGGAGGGTAGAGGAATGATATTGAAGAAAGAATTGTGCATCCATCTGACAGATCCTGCTTTGATTGCTAAGATTGATAGCATCTGTGATGGTGGTAAAGCTGTTAAATATAAGGACTTCGCAAGTGAGGTGTTTACTGAATATTTCAATAATCGTATAGTACAGCTTAAATCAATGGGAATTGATAAACTTGCCGAGTATGCTTATAGCTTAGAAAAGAAAAGAAAGGAGAGCAAAGATGAATCTAAAGAAGATTGAGCAGATGAATGATGCGCCGTATACGGCCTTGCTGTATTGCGCGCCCGGAGTTGGCAAGAGTACGGCAATCGGTTTGATTGCGGAAGCATCAGAGGGCAATACGCTTGTATTGGATGTTGACCGTACTATCAGCAGGACACTTGCAAAGGGTGAGGTAGTTAAAAACACTAATAAGTTGCTTGTGACAGAAGTTGATAACATTAACACCTTTGATTCCTGGAGCAATATGCTTATGGAGATTGGTGATGATAATGGGGCCTTCCTTAAGGCTAATAACATCACTACTGTAGCTGTGGATAATATCTCCGAACTTGAGCGCTGCATCCTGTCTGATCTTGGTGCAAAGGGCAAAAATAAAGGCGTTCCGGCAATGGCTGATTATCAGTATATGCAGTTCAAGTTAGTCAATTCCCTGCGATACATGAAGTCGTGGGGCGTAAACATCGTGTGGACAGCATGGGAGGACGTAAGGGAGATCATTCATCCCGATGGCACAAAGTATTCACAGTTGATCCCGAAAATCAGCTCAAAGATTGTTGATAATATCTGCGGCCTGTGCGATGTGGTAGGTAAGATTATGGCGGTCACACAGGAAGATGCTACAATTCACGGCATCAGGCTTGAAGCGACACAGAGCGTTTATGCAAAGAATCAGATTGATGGTCGTAAGGGCTGCAAGGTGGAAGATTTTACAAAATGGGAACAGAAAAAAAAGGAGGTAAAAAAAGATGAGGTACAGAAGGATGCTGTATAATGTTACAGTATGTCAGGGTGACAATAAGGTTGTATTTACCTTTGATACAGTCGATATGGCGGCAATTTTTGCCACAAGCTGTATAAATCACGGCGAAGTAGAGGTTCTTATCACAAAATCAAGAATAAAAGAAGAAAGAGAGGAATATTAAATGGCTTGGAATTATCAGAGAGACGAATCAACAGGGTTTAAACCGATCCCGGTGGGGATGCATCGCATACGTGTGGCGAGTGCGGAAAAGGCGGTCAGCAAGACCGGCAAGGATATGCTGACACTTAAGTTTGATGTGTCAGGCTATAGTGGAAAGTTGTTCCATTATATCGTATTCCTGCCGGATCGTCCCGAAATCACGAACCGCAATCTTACACAGTTCTTTGATGCGTTCCCCGGTATTAAGGATGGCGATTTTGATACATCCCATTGGGTAGGACAGGTAGGAGCTTGTGAGGTTAAGCACGAGGAATACAATGGAGAGCCGTCTGCAAAGGTAAAGTTCTTTGTTAAGCCGGAGAAGGCTACAAATCTTCCTGCATGGGTTGAGCCGGAGAACACAGAAAAAAATGATACCAATGCTGATGGATTTATAAATATCCCGGAGAATATAGATGATGTCATACCTTTTTGAACATAACTTGAGTTTATAAAAGGATGTGTTTAATGAACAATAAAAAGTTAGGTTCAAATTTTGAAAAAGAGTTCTGTCAAATATTGGCAAGCCACGGATATTGGGTGCATTTTATATCACCCGATGCCCGTGGCGCACAGCCATTTGATGTGATCGCTGTAAAGGCAGGTCAGGCATTAGCCATAGATTGCAAGACAAGTGCGGTAAAGCGGTTTCCTTATTCGCGGCTTGAAGATAATCAGATAGCAGCCTTTGAACGATGGCTGAGATGTGGAAATGAAGAGCCGATGATTGCAGTAAAGTACCGTGATAAAATTTATATCATAAAATACCTGCTCTTAAAGCAGAAACAATATATTGATTTAGAGGAGAAATATCTGTGGAAGAACTGAATAATGAGGAGCTTGATCGTGCATTATATGATTGCATGACGGTTATCTGGGCGGCCTACAGACAAGCTGTTATATCGGGAAATTATGCTTGTTTTAACCTTTGTTTTGACCAGCTTTATGATAAATATAATGATGATAAAGTGCACACATTTATCAAAAAGATGGGACTGGGGCTGGTTCCTGCGATAAATAAAAGGATAGGAGGGTGAATGATAATCCGTATTGCGAATAGGCTGATAATTAAGGATCCATCAGCAGCAGTAAAAGAGTATTGCCGGAAAAACCTGGTGCTTGATAATCCTGATTATTACAAAAAAGAACGTATGGGTAAGTGGACGGGGAACACTCCGAGTAAATTATACCTGTATGAGGAAATGGGTACAGATTGGTGGCTTCCATTTGGATGCTTACAGGATATTTGGAGAATATATCCACATAAGAGTGCCTACATTAACGAAATTAGCCCCATAGAGCCACGTAAATACGAAAGCCATATAAATCTTTATCCTTATCAGAGAGAGGCTGTAAACAAGGTGCTGTATGCGAAGAACGGGGTGCTTGTGATGCCCTGTGGAAGTGGCAAGACACAATGCGGTTTGGAAATCATAGCCAGAATCGGTGGCAGAGCGCTATGGCTTACACACACACAGGATCTGCTGAACCAAAGCAAAGCGAGAGCGGAAAGTGTGCTGGGGCAAGGTGGCTACGGAACTATTACAGCGGGAAAGGTTAATGTTGGCACAAGTATCACTTTTGCTACAGTACAAACAATGGCGAAGCGCATTGATATTCTCGATTTTAAGGATGTATTTAATGTGATTATCGTTGATGAAGCGCAGCATTGCGCCGGAAGCCCTACAAAGGTTACACAGTTTTACAAAGTAATCAGTAGGTTGTCTGCTAGGTATAAGATCGGCTTAACCGCCACACCGAAACGTGCGGATGGACTGCAAGCTGCCATGTTCGCTTTATTGGGTCCGAAGATCCATGAAGTGACAAGAGAAGAGGTAGCGCATACCACTTGCCCTGTGAAGGTTCAGATGATCGAAACAGGCTGGATGCCGGACTATGATGCGGTATTGATGGGCGATGGCACGATTGATTATAACAAAGTGATTGATGCCATGATACATGATGATAAACGCTTTGGAGTTGTATGGTCGGCTATTGCCGGATTATATCATGCAGGAGCGGTTATGGTTTTAGCTAATCGTGTAGAATACTTGCAACGGCTATGTGACGCTTATAATAAAGGGCAAGCCGGGATGGCGGTCTGCATATCCGGGCAAGGGCAGAGCAAAAAGGCGAAGGCGGAACGAAAGCAGGCACTTGAAGCGCTGAACAATGGCGAAATAGATTGTATCTTTTGTACTTACTCATTAGCAGCCGAAGGTTTAGATGTTCCGAATCTGAGATATGTGGTGTTTGCCACACCAGAAAAAAATGATGTGACAGTTACGCAAGCAACAGGAAGAGTGGGCAGAAAAGCGGAAGGTAAAAAATATGGAACGGTCATAGATTTTGTTGATGATTTTGGTATGTATAAAGGATTTTATAAAGAGCGATTAAAGGTTTACAAGAAGCTGAATTGTGATATAATGGAGTGAAGGGGTGCGATATGTGCGAGATATCGTATCTTGAGAATAGCATATTGCATCCTATATCCTGCATGGAAGGTACTCGCACTACTTTTCATAGCAGGATTTTTATTTGCAGGAGGTAAAAAA